TGTTGCTTACAACGTGAGCAGCCAGTCAGATGGCGACATTGTGGATATCTTTGGGGAAAACCTAGACGATTGGAGTCGAAAAACGAGATATTTAGAAATCAAAAACACAGACATAAAATCATCAAACGCAGCAAAATCAAGGGCTTTAGATGAGGTGAATTTGAGGAGAGCTAAGGCTTTGGAGTATCGAATTTTAACTAATTCGTTTGTGGATAAGTCTGGTAAAATACTGCGAATCGGTGATCTTGTTTTTATTGAGGATGAGCAGCGTTCAATGTTTGGTAAGTTCGTTGTCGCCTCGTTCGATGTGTCTTTTGATAGGGCAACTGGCACACAGGTAAACATTTTGCTTGCGCCTGCAGAAGCTTATCAAATAGTAGAGATTGACGATAGAGAGTCAAAGGTTAAGAAAACAAGCAGCTTGATTAAAAAAGGGTAAATTGTGCAAATTTTTAAAATCACAAAAGCAAACGAGACCGGCGATCAAGAATCTGAAGTTTTTGGTGATGGGATGGATGGGGTATCAGTACAGTTTTTTGCGCCGCACGGGCATGCATATCGCCCAAAACAAGGGCAATTGTCATTCTCTTTTTCGGTGGACGGCGACGAGGGGAACGCTGCTCACATGGCTCCGCAGCAAAAAGTTGATTTGAAATTAGCGGAAGGCGAGAGTGCTTTTGGCAATTTTGCAGCTGGGTGTTATGCTGTTTTTAAAAACGACGGAACGATTGTTTTTAAAGCAAAAAAAGTTATTGTTGAATCAAATATTGAAACAACGGGCACAAATAAAGCGCTTGATTTTATCGAAAGCAAAAATAACAAGACTTTTGTCACACATTTGCACAATGGCGTTGTGCCTGGTGGTGGGACTAGCGGGGGGATTGTTTAATGCAAGACATCGCATTTATAATGAACCAAAACGGGCTTTTTGTTTGGGATTTTGACGAAAAAAAAGGCGATCTAAACGTTATTGATGGGTTTGAGACGGCTTGTTTGGCAACTATTTTTACAAACTCACGCCTTGACGAATCACAAGTATCGCCGCCGATTGGCCGTTCTGGTTGGGTAGGGAACATTCAAAACGCCGTAGAACCTCGTGAGCTTGGAGGGAAAGCGTGGAGCCTTGAAAACCAAAAGGTGACAACTTATCTTTTAACCCAGCTTAAAGAAGCTGTTTCTCGGGCTTTTGACTGGATGTTAAAGGATAAAATTGCCAGGAACATTAATGTGTCATGCTCTTTTGTTTACGATAGAATAGACGTTGTTGTTAGAATAACAGCCCGAGACGGGGCTGCTTACGAAACGATTTTAACTTGGAAAAATACAAATGCCTTTACGAACTCTATCAATCAAAACACTAGAGGATAGCGGTATCGCTCGTTTGAGCGAGCGCGAGCCATCAATAAACGTAAATGTTTACGGCAGCCACATCCAAAACCTGGTAAAGTCGGTTGCTTATGCGATCTTCCCCGCCACCTCGCTTATTGGTGATGTGTATAAAGACGCATTCCCTCAAACAGCCGAAGGGGATGTGTTAGATGCAAACTTTGGCGCGATGGAAGGGCTTTTAAGAAAGCCTGCAAGCAAATCAACTGGGCAAATTGCTGTTTTTGATAGCATTGGCACAACCATACCAATTTTCACAAAGTACAACACATCGGATGGAATCGAGATTGAGACAACGGCTTCTGGGACAGTCGCAACACAGATAACAACGATATCTAGCGTTGTGAACAACGATGGGTTTGTTACATTCACAGCATCGGTTGTACCACATACCATCCCAAAAGGCGCATCGATAACTATATCGATAGGCAACCCATTGGTGGACGGGGTGCGGGAAATAGTCGGTGTTTCAGATTCTACGTTTTCAATTGAAATCGATTCGATAGTATCAATCAGCGGGGCTGGCACAGCCACAGCAAACTACGCAATCATTCAAGCGCAAACAGTAAGCGATGGTGTCGCATCACAAGTTTCAGGCTCGATTGAATTGCAAGGAGACAACGAAGCCTACACGCTGTTTTCTCGTTTAAGCGGCGGCGCTGACAAAGAATCTGACAACGACTACAAGGCTAGAATTATCAAGACTCGCGGGGCATTGGAAGGCGTTTTTACGCAGCCACAAATTATTTTGGCAGCTTTATCGGTGCCAGGCAATACGCGAGCATGGGTTGTGTCGCCAAAATCATTAGTCACCGGTGGCACGCCCGGCGTAGCAGGGTACAAGCCACAACCAGGTGAGGTTTGTGTCTATTTTTTGAGAGACAACGACGTTGATCCAATCCCTGACGCTGGCGAGATAGCCACGACAAAGGACGCCATTATTCAAAAGGGCCGAATGCCAGCCAATACTTTATATTCAGATATTTTTGTTTTCGCCCCAAACCTTGTCACTGCATTGATTCAAATTCAAAATCTATCGCCAAACACACCTGAGATGAGGGCGGCGATTGAAAACGAGATGCAAGCCTATTTTGAGGACTTTGTTGATTTTGAAACAGCCGTAAGCGTTGAGGATATTATCTATGTAGTTAAATCAACCAGAGATCGATCAAATAGAGCCGTTTCTGCGTTTAATGTGATCAGCACCGATCAAAACCCAGGCAGCGGCGGCTTGCTTGTTTATGGGGCGATCCAATGGCTTTAATCAACAGATTGACTAATTACGCAGCGCGTGGTGTGCCCACTATCAATGGATTACCCATTGGCGAGGCTGGTGTATTTGATAATTCAACACAAGAGTTCAAATACACCCCCACAAAAGAAGAATGTGAGCAATGCCTTCAGATATTCACAGATTCGTTGCCAAAGGGTAGGTTGTGGGAGGCGTTTGGAGTGCCAAAAACAATCAACAACGCGTTTGCGTATGGAGTTGGATCAATGATCGCTATTGTTTTAGCATATTGCAATTATTTGAGGCGCGAGCTTGATCCAAACACAACAACAGATTTGATAAGCGAATGGGAGGAAAGCGTAGGGTTGCCTGACCCGTGCTCAATTAAAGCTGGACTCGATATCGAGTCAAGACGAAAACAGGTTGTTTTGAGGTGGCGGCGAACCCCTATTGTTTTGGCTTCTGAAATTGAGCAGATTGTGCAAGATTTAACAGGTTATGCAATAAAAATACGCCCAAACAGAGATAGCTCATCGTTGGATTTAGCTGAGATTGATTCGCCTTTAGGCTCTATTTTTAATCGCTTTTCAGTGGATATCTTTGTTGATTTTGATGACTCTGGTGGGCTTGACGAGGGAGAGCTTGACGAGTTTGAGCTTGACGCGAAGTTCGCTTTTCCATATTTTGTAGAGTGCGTCATTTCACAGCTTTTGCCAGCGAACGTTTTGGCAAACTATTTTTACTCAAATGTTTTGTATAATGAAATTTTGTAGAGGAATTTTATGAAAAAATTCGGTTTAACGACAACCCCTTTTGCGCCGGCTCCTGGTAAAGTTGATATACCAGAAGGCGATCCAAGGGAATTAAACAACATCACAGATCAATTTATGAACAGCGCTTATGGCGAATTGTTTAATGTTTTGGCAAAACAGGGCATAACACCAGCGTCCACAACCGCATCTGACCTCAACCAATTAAATAGGGCAATAATGTCGATTCAGATGGGCTCAAATTTATACAATGACACTGGCACCGCAGCAGCCAAGCTGCTCACTCATAAATCTGGCACAAATTTTTTATACAAAACATCAAACGTTTTGCAAAATGCCTTTTGTTTGCGCTTTGTAAATAGCGTTGCTAGCAATGGGACGCCGGTCACAATCACCATTTTTGACGCGGCGAACGCTCAAAATTTACCAAACATAATAAACATTCCTTTCGTTAAATCAGATGGAAGCAACTTTATCAATAATGAACTCGCAGCTGGGGATATCGTTGATTGTTTTTATGACTTAAATATTTCAAAATTTAAGTTATTAATGAAAAACGAAAAAACACCCAAAAACGCATTTGATTTCTACACCGGCACGTCCACACAAGCATCGCCAGATAATTATATTTTGAGCGTTCCATATGCTGTCCCATCCTTAACTGAGGGGATGCGTTTGGATGTGTTTATCCAAACAACAAATCTTGGACCATCTGCCCTGAATTTTAATGGGCTTGGACCAATTACTATCTATAGACTTTCGTCACCAGTAAATTTAGTTGGCGGCGACCTGCTAGCTGGCACGTGGGCGCAGCTAAAATACTCGGTAGGTGCAAACGGCTGGATTCTTCTTAATCCAGCCAAAGGTAATGCCGTTGGCGGGGTTTATACAATAAGATCTAACACACCAGCAAGCGTGACAACGACTACCTATTTAAGAGGTGTTACCTACACCAACACGACTGGTGCAGCATTTATGTTTAAAGCTGCGGTTGGTCTTTCATCTTTGCAATCAGCAAGCATAACAGTTGATGGAGTTTTAATGGACGAGGCGGCAACAAATGCCTCAGCATGGACAATCGCTCTAACGGCAATTGTACCTGCTGGTTCAACTTTTGTTTATAACGCAACAGTGAACACTGGTTATAGAAGCTCGATACAGCCTATAATAATCACTTAATTGGAGTAAGAATGAAACAGATTTTTTTTATTAAAAGAGATACAAAAGAGATTTTTGGATACTTCCCTGATTCACCAGACCAACAGTCTGAGATAGAAAAAGCTAAACAAAATCCAGAAATGATTGAGTGCAGCCTTCCGGACGATTTAGATTTATTTGAGTTTGATTTTGATAAAAAAACATGGGTTTACAGCGCTGTATTAGATCAAGAGCAGGTGAATAGGGTTAAGCCTTCTGTTTTAACTGATTTAACAGAGCATTATCTAAAGTTAAAAAACGGCTCATTTTCAGTCGATTTCACAAATATTGTCAAAAATCTAAGCCAGCCGAACAAAACTGATATTTTATTTCCCACAACGCAGCCAGCAGCGAACCTATTAGTTGCGCCAAAGGTAAAATGTCAAAACGAGAATATCGTTGATTTTGCTACCAACAAAATACAATACCCAAGCCATGACAGATGCGTTCTATGGGTTCAAGACAGCCTCGATATTCAAAGCGTATATTCACAAGGTCAGGTTTTGGCTGCTGATTGGGCTTTAAAAAATCCAAAATCAACAATTTTTGAATATATCCACTATCAACAGATCGGCATTTCTGGCATTCAATACAATTCAACTCAGATAAGAACTGTGCAACCAGACGGTTATCCAATTGTTATTGACAAAATATCATTAAAAATGCTTATGTTTATTTATTCAATAATAAACTCAAAAAAAGAGCAGTTGCATGGCCGATATCTTTTGTTAAAAACACAGATAAACAACTGTGCAACAATGGCCGCGCTTGAGTCTATTAAAGAGAATATGAAAACAGGCTGGGTTGATGTTTTTAATGAAGATCAAACACCAACTGGATTGACAATCGTTAGATAATTCTCTATTATTCTTTACATTATTCCTTTGGTAAAAACCTTGGATTAATAAAAAACAGAATCTTGCGACCCTGTTTGATTCAATCGAAAAGATTGGTAAATCCTGTGAAGCTTCTACCTTCACAGGATTTAATTCGTCCAATATCGTTAAAAATCTACAATAGAATTATAAAGTTCATATTTTTTATTTTTAATCGCTATTGCAACGTCAATTCCGTTTGCTGACGCTATTTTACAATTTTGAGCTAGCGCCCTAGCCGATTGAATCGACCTACCAGGATATGATCCAAGCCCAACTGTAGTTCTTCTTCCATTAAAAAAATAACTATAACGCCAATACCATTGGTTTTTATTTCTGCATAAATAAAGTCCACCCCCGCCATCACTAATTGATTTTTGGTTTTTTTTTGCTAAAGCAACAAGCTCGTCCGTTAAAATGTTTTTATTTGTTGTTTTATCCATTTTTATTCTCAAAATGTAGGTTTAATAGGCACTACCGCACACTCAAACGGCAGTGTAGGATTATTTACGCAAGCAGCCTCACTTGATTGAATAGTGTGTTGCTGTTCTTGTTGTTGCTGATCATGCTCAGGCGATCCGCACGCTGCTAATAAAATCAGCAAAACCATTGATTTTTTCATGTTTACTCCTGATTAAAAACAGGGCGACTAGCGCCCTATTGTTAGATTTGTTTGTTTCTTTTAAAGAACGCTCTAATGTTTGACGCGAGCAAATAATTATGAGTGTCAGAAACGCTTTTTCCATTTTTAAAGTGTGTAAATCTTTTCTTAAACTCAACCGCAACATCTGCAACTGATCCAAACTCTTCGTCGCCATTTAGAAAAGCGATTTGCTCTTCAGTAAAGTTTGTTTTACTGCCTTTTTTAACAATTTTTACCATTTTTTACTCCTAGTTGTTTAAAAAAAATTAAAATTCATACCCTTTTTGTGCCAAAAGTTCCATCAAATAAACCTGTGCGTTTTGGCACCTTTTGATCATTTGATCCTCTTTTTTCGCATCTCTTTTTAGAGAGACCCAGCTTAACCTAAGCTCTGGTTTGATGTTGCTGACCACGTGTTTATTCATATCATCCCACGGTTTTAATAGCTCTACTGGCGTATCTACCAGCGCGTAGGCTAAAATAGCTTCGTTCACATCCCACAAATGCATATAGGCGCGCAGTTGCCACTCATATTTTTTGCCACCGCCTTCGTTTAAAAAAAGAGGAAAAGTCTCCTTACTCCATGCTGTTTTTAAATCGATCACGAGGCTTTTTTCTTTGTCGATAATGTCGCACTCACCGGTGATTAAATCGGTTGTGATGCGCTCTTTGTTCTTTATGTAAGCAGTACCAAACACCTGATTGAACAAATCGATTGAATTTTGTTCACACAAAATACCTTTTTGAATAGCTTGGAAATCCAACTCATCATCGCTCCAATCGAGTAGAATTTGACTAGCGATTTTGCTAATCTCGGTTATCGCCCCCTCGGGCAAAACATCCTTCTCTGGATAGCCCATTATTTTTGATAAAGACGAAGCTCTAAATTGTTTCATTTTTCACCTCCCCGC